AACGTGGCAGGGAACATTCGGATACCTAAAGCGGACGCCGAAGCGTGCATGGTAGAGATAATGATAATATAATTTGATAGCTAACGAAACACTATTTTATCCCCGCACCCGCAAACGTCTTGATTATCTAAACATCCCTTCAACCCATCAAGTGCTAACCCCCTGACATGGAAAATCTTGTCTTGCTCGAAATCTTCTATTTTTCCCTTGACTCGGATCTTGTATGTCAAAGAGAGATTATCGTTTTGCACGATATCTTGCACAGCATCCGTATTTAAAGGGGCCACTCCCGTAACCGGCCGCCCCGGGAGGCCCATCTTATATCCGTAAAAGTTCCCCCGGAGAGAGACGTTCGCCACAACTCTGCCCCAAAACTCCGGGGCCGTCATCCAGCTGTTTGGCTGATCATGGAGAATCCGGTATAAAGGATGTTTTGCGGCTTTATCCTTTTTACCCCCGCTGTCTTCCATGAAATGACAAGGCAACTGCGCTATCGACTCGGAAAGCACCTTCACGCACGAATAAACCGTTAAAAGCCGCATAGCCGATTCGGTAGTAATGGGAATTCCTGAATCGCTTAACCCGGTTCCACCATAAAACGCGCCCCCCGGGGAGTACCACCGATCATCTGTCGGCCCCCATGAAGCCGCTTTCGGCCTTGCCAGCCGGGAGTGGGGTTAGCGGGGGAGACTTTTATATCCCGGTATTTTGGGAAAGGATTACACCCGGGGGCCGTTATAGAACACCCCTTAAGCCTTTCCGCACCCGCACACGCCAATTTAAAGAAGAATATTACAGAAAAATATGCGGGGCTCGGTAAATCACACGAACTTATGCTCATAGATGAGGGGATGAGTATCCAGTTTCCCTCGATAAAGCTCGTGGATGCTCAGTTTTTAGAACTCGGAAAATTTAATCAATCGCAAATAGCGGGGATGTTCCGGGTTCCGTTAATGCTGCTCCAGGCGGGGGACAACCCGACCACATTTGCGAGCGCCGAACAATTCATGATCACGTTTGTGACTCACGCGCTCACGCCGATTGTGGTCAACATCGAAAAAGCGATTTATCGGGATCTCCTGACTGAAGCCGAGAAAGATCGGTACTACGCGAAATTTTCCATGTCAGGATTGCTTCGAGGAGACATAAAAAGCCGGTTCGAGTCTTACCAGATCGGGATCAACACCGAAATTCTTAACCCGAACGAAGCTCGAGATTGGGAAGATTTAAACCCATATATAGGCGGGGACGAATACCGGGTTCGGACAAGCACAGTAAAAGAGGACGCCAAAGAAGACCCCGAAACAAAGGAAGACCCAAAATTGAAGGACGACGAGAAATGACGCTCTCATACAGAAACGAAAAGAACGCCCGGTTTATATCGAGCCGGTACAACAAACCCCTCGATAAGCCAGATTGGTACAACTTTAAAGCCGTTTCTGAAGACGAAATGGAAGTGCTTATTTACGATTTCATTGGATGGCCTTTCAATGATGCGGGGGAGTTTGTCCGGGCGATGGCTGATATAAAGACCGGAAAAATTACGGTGCGGATTAATTCTCCCGGGGGGGATGTCTTCGATGCAAATGCTCTGTACAATTGCATTAAATCGCACCCTTTAAAGCCGATCACGCGGGTTGAATCCCTTGCGGCTTCCGCGGCGTCGTATATCGCTATGGCGGGCAGTCAGAAGCACGCTTACAAGAACTCAATGGTCATGATCCACGAGCCTATGACAGGGATGTGGGGAAACCAGTTCGAGCTTCGAGAAACGGCGGATGTTCTAGAGCAGATCAGTTCCATAATGGTAGAGATGTACGCTGATAACACGAGCGTCGGGAAGAAAGAAATCCGGGAAATGCTAAAGGCCGAAACCTGGATGACGGCGAAGCAGGCTAAAGAAAAAGGTTTCATCGACACCATCATTGAGGCCGGGAAGCCGGTAAAAGCCCAATTTGATCTATCAGTTTTTGCGCAAGTCCCAGAGCAACTTGTGGCTAAAGCTGATCCGGATATTAGAGATATTGAGAAAGCCTTGCGGGATGCAGGGCTTTCTAAAAATAAAGCCAAGGCTTTGCTGGCGAGAGGCTGGCAGGCTGAAGCGGAAGATAAAGAAATAGAGGATGCCCCTGCGCCAGTCGTTTGGGACGTGGAGAGCGAACGGTTATTGAAAAGCATAAATTTAATTAAAGGAGCACTATAATGGCTGATGTTGAGGATATCAAAAAACTGATTGACGATCAGGGGAGAGCGCTCGATGCCTTCATGGTCGAAAACAAAAAGCGGCTGTCGGATCTTGAAGCCAAAAACCACACGGACCCTATTCTCGAAGAGAAAGTTCGGAAGATCACGGATGATGTGGCGAACATTTACACCCTGAAAACTCAATTGGAGTCCATCGAGAAAGCGGTTGCCGCGATGATGGCCCCCAAAGACGGGGTAACCCCTGCCAAAGAAAAGATTTACAATTCCATTGGTGAGCAGCTTAAAGACGTTGCCATCATGGCGAGTCCGAATCCGAACCGAAGTGAATATGGCGCGGCTCTTGAAAGACTGAACAAGGTTCAGGCTGCGGCGTCTGGGGCGAATGAAACCGTGCCTTCCGAGGGCGGTTGGCTTGTCGGCACCGATTCTGCGACGATGCTTGATCGTGGTGCGGTTGCCACGGGGCTTTTGTCCCAGCGGTGTTTCAATGTCCCCTGTTCTGCGGAGAGCGACAGTCTAAAACTCCAGCTCGTCGATGAGACAAGCCGCGCTTCCGGATCGAGATTCGGCGGGATTCAGGTTTACATGAAAGCCGAGGCCGATACCGTCACCGCCACAAAACCGAAATTCCGTGAAGGTGTCTGGAATCTGAAAGATTGCATGGGCCTTATGTACGCCACGAACGATCTGCTCCGGGATTCGAATAAACTGACGGCGGTCGTCAATAAGTGGTTCCCCATGGAATTTGGATTCAAAGTCGATGATGAAATTTTTAATGGTGTGGGGGCGGGGCACGCGCTTGGGATCACAGCGGCGCCTTGCACGGTTACTCAGGCCATCGAAACGGGTCAGGTACGAGCCACGTCCCCCGTTTTGTATGAGAACGTTGTGAAGATGTATTCTCGGTTACTTTCTTCCAGCGATGCCGGGTCTGTATGGTTTGTTAATCGGGCAGTTCTCCCTTATATCATGCTCATGACCCTGCCTGTTGGGACTGCCGGGGTTCCGGTGTTTCTCCCTCCGAACGGCGCGGCCGGTCAGCCGTACATGACCCTGCTCGGGAAACCAATTATCCCGATCGAGCAAGCTCAGGCGCCTGGGACTGCGGGGGATATCGTTCTCGCGGATTTAGGGGAGTACTTGCTTCTGACCAAAGGTGGGATCGAGGCGCAGGCGTCCATTCACGTTCGGTTCATATACGATGAAATGACCTTCCGCTGGGTTTACCGGTTTGATGGTGGTCCCATCCGGAACAAGGCGTTGACCCCGTACAAGGGAAGCCCGACCACAGGCCCATTTGTAATGCTGGCTTCCAGCTAAAACAATTGAGGGGATGAAACACTCCCCTCTTTAATAAGGAGACGTAATATGCAGATGATTGCAGAAGATTTCAAAATTGTTCCGGTCCTAAGTGACCTTGACCTTTCCGGTACGGATGCGTCCATGCCCGCGGATTCCATCAATATGAAAAACGCGCACCGGGCCACCTTTCTCATCAACCTTCAAACCCTTGCCGGGGCTTCCGCTACGTGTAAGGTATATTCCGGTGCAACGGATGGTGCGCTTACTTCGGCTCTGACTTTCCGGTACGCTTTTATGACTGCCGCGAAAGGCGGGACGGATGCGGATGTGCTGCTGGCTTGGACTTCCGCGTCGAGCGTGACTTTGACGCACGGGACGTATGACAACTTCATGCTGGTGATCGATATCCTGGCGTCTGAAATGGACACCGCCAACAACGAAGAGTGGTTGACTCTCGATTTCCAAGATCCGGATACCGGTGCCACCGGGAACCTTTCCGCGGTTGCCATTTTGACTCCGCGATACCCGGGCAACTGTTCTGCTTCGGTTCTGGTATAAGGAGGATACACAATGCCTGTTTATACACCAGTAACAGCCCGAAATATGGCGGACCTAACTTACGGTCAACGAGTTGACAACGGCCCGATAGCGGCCACCGTGTGGGGTGCTCAGACCACAACAGATCTTTTCAATGTGGTCAATGGTCGCGTGCTCGTAACTTCGATCTGGGGGGAGGTCACAACGGTTTTGAGCAATAACGCCACTCTCGTGAAATATTACTTCACCCCCACGGGCGGGGCGCAAATCGATCTCTCAGCTATCTCGCTTACCATTGCGCAGCTTGCGGTCGGCAAGCGGATTCTGGCGGCAGGGACAATCGGCGGGGCGACCACGTTCTCAGGGATCGGGGCTTCCATGATGCAAACTGTGCCTTACGTTCTGGGTCAGGTCGGTGTCGGAGGAGCGATCGGGATCGAATCCACTACTGCTTCGCTGACTTCTGGGGCGATGAAATTTACGGTTCTGTATGTCCCGATTGACGACGGGGCGTACATAGTTTCCGCGTAAACCTTTAATGGGCGGCTTTTTCAGCGCCCATAAGGATTAGACATATGTTTTGTGATAACTGTGGGAGAGTTTTAGAGAAAGCCGAAGACGTTTGTCAAGGGTGCGGAGTTCCGCGGCCTGAAAAGCATCACGAAGCTGACATCGAAGAAAAGACTCCGCAAAAAAGTCATACTCTCAAAAAGACAAAGGGGGACAAATGACTATATGCAGAGTCGCGGCGGGAAATAACAAATTCAACGGGCATTCTTCAGATGAAAAACCAGCCGGCATGCCCGAGGGCGCTGAACTCCATACCGTAGACACGGGGGAAGAGTTCATCTACCACAATGGCATGTGGGTCCAGGATTTGCGGAGAATTAACGCAATTAAAATGGCGGCTTTATAGCTGCGGAGGGATAAAATATGTACGGACAAGATGTTGATGGGGTAGGTCGGCCGCCTCTTGTTGATTCGAGCAGAAGGCTCGTTATCGTACCGAGCGGGGGGTTTCTCGCTGATGCGGCGCTGAATGGCCGGTTGTTTTCGGTTGCTAATCAGGCCAAAGTTGCGGTCACGGCGGGTTTAGCGACCACATGGACAGGACTTGGAGTGGCTAACCCGACCGGATCGGGAAAAATCCTTGTGGTTTATGAGTTTGGATGGTCCACGGACGTAGTGAACCCGGCCGAGGGCGTTGTCGGGCTGATGACATCCACGGATTCAGGATTCGCGCAAGCCATTACTGCGAGATGCGCCCGAAACGGGTACGCGACATCAGTTGCGTATTGTGATGACGGCGCTACGATAGCCACGCCGGTGCTCGAAAGAATCTGCGGATCAACCATGGAGGGCGCGATCACCACGGCGCCCCAACTCGGAGTGAATGTTTACAAGATCGAGGGCGGGATTGTGCTGGCCCCTGGCCGGTCGGTTTTGACTTTCCACTCCATCGGCGGAACGGCGTCCATGCTCTTCCATTTTGTTTGGGAAGAAATCGACGGATAAGGTGGTGCTATTATGTCTCAGAAAGTAGTCAGTTTTGGAGACACCATCGAAGTAGCGATAGTGGATACTTCAGATTGGATATGGTCAAACAAGGCTGTAAAGCTAAAAGCTATCGGGTTTACAGCGGGCGCCGTTTCTGACAAGGGTGTCGTTCGGAATGGTGGGGTCGCGGCGCCCCGCTTACCGGCCATGCTGTCGGTGGATGGAAGCTCCCAAATGGTTCAGTGTTTCGGAGCAGAAATCGTCCCATGCATTAAGTATACGGACGGGGTTTATACCGCAGGGAGTTATTTCACTTTTTTCTTGGACCGAGATTAACAGTATGAAAGTCGCTCTATTCACGGCCCCAACGATCGAACCAATCACGCTTACCGAGTTGAAGGGGCATTTACGTCTCGATGCCGGAACTCTCGTCGGAAACGTCGAGAGTTCTCAATCGATCGCCCCCGGGAGTCACGCCACAACAACGGGGTACGGGCTTATCGGGGCAGCAGTCGAGGTAGCGGGGAAACAAGCTGTCGTTTATTTCGAATCCGGAACAAACGGCGCGACCGGAACCGTAGACGTGAAGATCCAGGATTCCGATGACAACATCACTTGGACGGATTGGGCTACCGGGGCTTTCACGCAAGTTACGACTTCGAATGATAACGCCACATATGAAAAGGCGTATTCAGGTGTTAAGCGCTATATCCGGGTGATTGTGAAAGTTCTTCTCGCCGCTTGTGAGTTTGGAGTTTCGATCGTTGTCAATTCAGCGGTAACGGCGGAAGATGATGACTTGACAGATCTAATAGCTGATGGCCGGTTGGAAGTCGAAAACATCACCCGGCGAGCGCTTTTGACTCAGACGTGGGATTATTTTTTAGATGAGTTTCCGTGCGAGGATTATATTCGGCTGCCTTTTGGGAATTTACAGTCGGTAACTTCCGTGGCTTACACGGACACCGATGGCGCGGTCACGACGCTGACCGAAGATACGGATTACACCGTTGAAACGAATGGAGAGCAAATAGGGCGGATCGTTTTACCCTACGGAGTGTCCTGGCCTTCAACGACTTTAGCGCCTTCAAACCCGGTAGTGATTCGGTTCGTGTGCGGGTGGGCTTCTTCTCTTTTAATTCCTAAGTCAATTAAACGCGCGGTTAAATTTTCTGCCGAAAACTTATACTATCACGGGGACAGACAGGAAACACTTACCCGGGTGATTAATGCGCTTTTGGCCTCTTACCGGCTTTGGGAGGAATTTTGATGGCTCTTCCTGTAGATATTTCAGGTTTACGTTACGGCAACCTTACTGTTTTAAGGAAGCACGAAAAGCGCGCCAACGGATCGACGTTATGGGTGGCTGTTTGTGATTGTGGCAACGAAACGATTGTAGCTAAGGGCAATATTAAAACCGGAACAACCAAAAGCTGCGGCTGTTTAAAGCATAAGCCATCATACAATAGAGACGATAAGGCAGGCAAAAAGTTCGGTCTGTTGACGGCTCTACGTATAGTTGAAGGTGGCGACGGTCGTCATATTAACTGGCTGTGTAAGTGCGATTGCGGAAATGAAAAGGTCGTATCCTCAAACAATTTAAGAAAGAGCGGAACTAAAAGCTGTGGGTGTCTGAAGCATGTTCGGGGAGGAAGGCATTTAAATGAAATTGAAAACCCTATTACGAGAAAAAACGGGTACGTGATTATAAGGGGAGAGAATAGGCACGGCAAAAGAACTGATCGCCAGCAGCACGCCGTTGTAATGGAGCGGCATCTCGGAAGAAAGTTAAAAAAAGGCGAATCAGTTCATCATAAAAACGGGATTAAAAACGATAACAGAATCGAAAACCTTGAATTGTGGAGTAAGATCCACCCTTCAGGCCAACGAGTAAACGATATGATAGACTTTTGTCTCGGGTATCTTGCTGAATACGCCCCTGAATATTTATTAGATGACAAACGGGAGTTGGCGTGAAGCGCAGAGCCTCAATCGTTATAAGCCCTTCTGAGCTTGATCAAAGAGTGACGCTCGAATACCAGACGAAGACATCTGATGGGATGAGCGCTCCGGTGGGTTCAACCTGGGTTGTGGCTGCAACGGTTTGGGCGAAGATAACCACAATGCGGTCTTCAGAAGCGATTACGAACATGCAGGCTACCGGAGTGGCTGTCCACAACATATTGATCCGTTACCGGACGGATGTGAAAAGTTCCTGGAGAGTTGGGCACCGGGGAAAGTATTTCAGCTTGATTGGTCCTCCAATCGATCTGAATATGCGGCGAGAGTATTTAGACATGAAGTGTAAAGAGGTAACGTGAAGAATCTGACGACAGCAATTTTCGGAAAACTTTCAGGTTCCTTGCTTGACGCCGATATCGGGGGCCGGATGTACAAAGGCAGGGCTCCAGCGGGCACGCCGTTTCCGTTTGTCGTGTTTTCCGTAATTTCAGATTTGTCGAGGCCGACTTTTACTGAGCAATACGAAGATGTTCTTTTACAGTTTTCATTGTTTTCGGCTACCGGTTCTACAACTGAAATCGAGGACATGTTCACGCACCTAAAAGCACTTTACGATGAATGCGCTTTAACGATTACAGGTTCTTCCTTGGTGTGGATGCGAAGATCCGGAGCACATTTCATGGTCGAAGACGGGCCTGATCCGAACGCAGCAGAGAACATATGGCATTACGCGGTTGAGTACGACATATTAACTTCGTTAACGTGACACGGGGGTTTATGCTATCGATTATCATACCAGTTTTTAATCAGCACGAAATGACGGATGAGTGTATTGAAACTGTTTTAAAAAACACTTCGGATTTCGAGATCGTTGTCATTGACAATGGTTCTGAGCCTCGATATCAAGCCCCCGCGGGGGTGTCGGTAATCCGAAATGACGATAATGCAGGCTTTCCCATAGCGGTGAACCAAGGCATACGGGCGTCTTCCGGGGATGTGATCATTTTGTTGAACAACGATGTTTTTGTCACCCCCGGGTGGGCGGGGAAGCTTTCAAAAGCACTTGAAACATACGATATAGTAGCTCCAGTCACGAACTACTGCGCGGGGGTCCAGCGGGTAGAGGTTAAAGAGTACCAAAATTTAGAGGAGCTTAACCAGTCCGCTGAGATTTGGGCGGATAAAGTTGGAGACGCCACCCAGGAAGTCAATTTTGTGATCGGCTTTTGCATGGCATTTAAAAAAACCCTTTATGACGAGATTGGCCCTTTCGATGAGTCTTTATGGCCTTGCTCTGGGGAAGAAATAAGTTTTTGTTTAGCTGCCCGCGCCGCGGGATACAAAGTAGGTGTTGTTTCAGGGTGCTACGTTCATCACGAAGGGAGTAAGACTTTTAATTCCATGGACGTAGATTACGATGCACTGTGCAAAAGGAATGACGTTCACATAGCTGAAAAGTGGGGGGAGGGTTTCTGGGAGCGTCAACGGGTGATCCTGGCCCCCGTTGAAGGTCTTCGGTTGAATCTGGGTTGCGGGGGGTTCCCAATTGAAGGGTTTCTAAACGTTGATCAGTTTGCGGATGTCAATCCGGATCTTGTTTGTGATGTGACGGGTCTCCCTTACGAAAAAGGTTCGGTGAGCGAGATATACGCGGGGCATCTTCTTGAGCATTTCCGCTTCGATGATGGGATGAAGGCTCTCCGGTATTGGTTTTCTCTTCTTAAGCCGGGCGGAGTTATCGGGATCTCGGTTCCGGACTATGATTTTCTTGTGAAGGAGTACGTTAAAAATCCGACGCCGGATAGCCTGAAAGTGTTTAACGATGTTTACATTTATTCCGGGATTCAGCCGTCCCCACATTTATACGCTTACAGTGCAGCATTGCTGAAGCAAGTTATGGAAGAAGCTGGGTTTATAAATATTGAGCGGATGCCAATCAATCACCCGTATTTTCCGTTCGCGGTCGATTGGCAAGTTGGGTTTTTCGGGAGGAAGCCATGAGAGTATCTAACATGCATTTAGCAATTGGAATTCCGTGCTCTTTCCCGTTTGTGCCCTTCGATTTTTTCCAGTCGTTCGCATACCTGGAGAGACCGAGTTTCACGCTTATAACAAAGACGAACGGCCCCATTGACACTCTCCGCAATGATATCGTGGAAAAAGCATTAGAGGTTGGTGCCACAAGGCTCATTATGATGGATGTGGATCAGGTCTACGACCCTAAAACCATCACAAAACTATTGTCTCATCGGCTTCCGATAGTGGGCGCAAAAGTCCACAGAAGATACCCTCCTTTTGATCCAATTATCATGAAAATAGAGGGGGAAGGCTATGAGCCAGTAGAAGGCTATGCGCCAGGGAGTTTGGTTGAATGCGATGCTACCGGTACGGGGTGCATCTGCTATGACATGGAAGTGTTTAAAAAGCTCCCCAAACCCTGGTTTAAGTTCCAGAAGGACGAAGCAACAGGGCGCGTAATCGGGGAGGATATCGGACTGTGCCAAGATTTAAAGGCTATCGGGTATAAAATATTTGTGGACACATCGATTGAAATCGGGCACTTGACGACGATGGTGGTCAACGAAGCGACCCATAGGCTGTATAGTGCGATGAAAGAGAAGCGGCACCAGAAAGCGCTTGGTAAGGCTTTAGGTGGTAATTAAAAAGGCAGTATAATAAACAGTAAGGAGAAGAACTATGGCGGACAGAGCAACAACGTTATCAGGCAGCTTCCAGAAAGTGACACTCGGTGCCACGTCGAAAATACTGGGCGCCGGGAAGTACTCGATTTCAGGAATGACTCGGAAAACGATGGATGTTTCTGAGTTCGGCGTTGATATCGACATTTTTGATTTTGCCAGTGCGAACGGCGGGACCATTTCTTTGTCAGATGTGGCGTTCGACCCCACCGATCCGCAGCAAAATACCTTGCGGTCTTGCGCGGAGAACGGCACCAAACTGATTAACAGTACGACTTCCGGGATTAGGTTCTGGCTCAATTCCACCTCTTACATGACCGTGGGGACGAGCGGAACCATTCTCATTACCAGCGCCGGTAAAGTGGACGCTGACCGCTCTGGAGTGGCTAAAACCTCTTTCGAGGGCCAGGTTTCTGGGGCATTCATGATAACGATCTAACAAAAGGTGGTTTATGACAGTCTTTAACATGTCAGAAAGTGAAGGGGTTTGGTTTGATATGGAAGGCGGGGGGCGCGTAAAGATTAAAGCGCTTTCTCCTAAAACTTATCAGCGGATAATCAAAGCCACAATGAAGAAAAAGCCTATCGCGCTGAAGGTCGATGGCACGGGACCGCCGGTTCTGTTTGATCAGGAAATTGTGGATGAGGATCTTCGGTCTTCCCTGATTCACGACGCCATTATTGTGGATTGGGAGGGTTTTATCGATGAAAAGAAAAAGGTCATCCCCTGCACTCAGGAAAACAAAACAGCGCTTATGCTGATGGACTCGGGAGTCTTTCGGGATTTCGTAAATGAAAAAGTAACTTTTCTTAACGAAAGCCTCGCAAAGAAGAAAGAGGCCGAAGAAAAAAACTGAAAGCCTGGACGCAGTTTGTAGACGATCAAGCTGCGTCCAGGATCGACCTCGAAGACGGCACCGTTTTAACGAAGTGCGATCAGTGCCGGTCGATGTACGCTGAAAGAAAACCCCCGGGGATTCCACCTTGTGAGAACTGCAAGGTTGACCCGATGGAAGAAAATGCGGATGTTTTCAAAATTTTCTTCACTGTCCGGGAGCAGTACCTCATAGGGATGAGCGGCCCAATGGGGTTGAATCATCTTGCAATTTACGAAGCAATGCGATTATATAAGATAAAAAATCGTCAAGAATGTTTCGAAAGGGTTGTTCGGCTGCATAGTTGGTGGATGGGAGAGAATCGGAAGAAAGCAGGCACGCCATGACTGTAGAGATTAAATTCGACATCGATGCATTTTTAGAAGACTGCAAAGACGTATCTATGGAAGGTCTGGTGCAATGCGCTGAGATTATCCGGGATGAAGCCAAACAGATTTTAGAGAGCAAACTTCGGAGCAATTGGACGGAGCACGGGGTCTACCAATCCGGTCCAAATAAAGGGAAATACTGGACCGAGAGAGTGGCAAGCAATGGTTGCCACAATCCGTGCCACTCCAAGCCGAAGTGGTCAGCCGGACGATGTGTGGGTGATGGCCGGTAACAGTAAAACTTGGTGGGCTATCCAGCTTGAGTTAGGAAAAGGCGGATGGAGAGGGGGAAACCGGTCTTTCTTGCGCCCAGCTTTAAGGAAGTCACTCCCCGCAATGAAAGCGGTTTTTGGCGGAGATGTCAAAATAGGTCTCGAAAGTGGTAACGGAGAAACTGCGTAATGGCTGATCGTCCGGTAGGCGCCGCAAAAATAGTTCTAAGCTTAGATCCCACAAATCTCGAAAAGCAACTCGTGTCGATCAACGATAAGCTCACGAGTGGGATGGCGTCTATTGATGCTGCTTACAAAGCCATAGGCACGAAGTCGGGTCCAGCTTTCGAGGCCATGAAGGCGAACGCTACCGCTGCGGTTGACGCTATAACTAAAAGAGCTGGGATCTCCGCAGAAGAAATAGTTCGAGTTCAGCAGGCGGCCGCCGCAAAAATAGCTGAAATAACCCGTCAGCAAAACAAGATGATGAACGATAATTGGCAGACGCTCGGGTTAAAATCTGTAGCAGCTATCAACCAGCAAAAAGAAGCCGTTAAAGCCGCTTACACGGAGATCACAAAATCTGCGGATTTATCCCACCGGGATATTGTAAATCTTGAAAGAGCAAAAAACGACAAACTAAAAGCTCTCAATAAAGAAATGGTTGGCAGCCACGAGATGTCGATGGCCGCTATGATGCGAGCGGTTTTACGGTTTTACGCGGCATGGTACGTCGCCAGTACCGCAGCGAACGTTATTGCTGCGCCATTTGTAAAAGGTTTCCAAGCAGTCAACGATTATAACATGGCTGTGGCGGAAGCCGCCGCCATGACCATGACATTTGCTGAAAAACAAGAAGGGCTTGATGTCGAGGGAGAATGGAAAAGAGCACTTAGCTACGCCACAAATCTCATTCCGATTCTTGAAAAAATAGCGGCTAAAACGGTTCTTTCTGGGAAAGAAACTATCGCGCTTTCGAATGCGTTTGCTCGAAGTGGGGTGATTTTAAATCCTGCAAATGCCGGTCAGCTTGACGCGTTTACCAAGATATCTAACGCTTTGCCGATGATGACCCAAGGGTCTGAAATCATGCGGCAGATTAACACTGAGATTCGATCGTTGATGATGGGTACGAATGAATCTACCTCCATGCTTCTGACAACGTTGAAAGCCATAGATCCACAGATAAAAGAACATCTTCAAACATGGCGTAACCAGGGGACCGTCTTAGAGCATATCGGAGATCTGCTTGCTGGGTTTGGACCCGCGGTAGGTATTATAGAGAATCAATGGGGTGCGGTAAAGACGACTCTCGACACCACAGTCACTCAGACACTCAGAGAAGGCATGAAGGGCGCCTATGAAGAAATTATCGAGTCTGTAAAACTTCTGAATAAAACGATCGAAGAAAATAAGACCGCAATCGAATCGTGGATCAGTGGGGTTGCAGGGTTTTGGTCGAAAGTCGGTTCGGTATCGATGAACGCCATAAGCATGGCTATTGAGTCTCAATCTTTAGCGACTCGGGCGGAGCCGCTTATCCGCAAGGGGCTGATTGATGCGGGGGAGTTCATTAATTCGTCTGTGGAAAAACAGCGTTTGCTGGTGAACAGTATTGAGCAAACGGCTAAAGCCATTAGTGGAATCAAAATCACAGACCCCGCCAAAGAAGCGGCTATCCAGGCTAAAAAGACGAGCGAAGAGCAGACGAAAGAGGTCGAAAAGCTGATCGCAAAGCTAAAAGAGAAAGCCACTGTTTTAACTCAGGGTGAAAAAGCTCAATTAAAAGACGAATTGGCCGCGCTTGGAGCGAGCGAGGCCAATATCAAACTGGCTATGTCATATCAGGATGCTATCGAAGGTGCAAAAGAGCATAATAAGGAGCTAAAAGCTTCTGAGGTAGAATATAAACGTAATGAAAAAGCCATTACGGACTACATCGATAAACTTCAGCAAGAAATTGCGTCAATAGGCCTTGACGCGGCAGCAAAAGAGCGCCTTGAGGCTCGTGAAAAGGGTTTGACCGGTGAGCGGTTGAAGTCGGTTGATGCTATGATAACCCAGAAAAACGCCTCTATCGCAGCGTGGAAAGCTGCTGAAGAAGCCAACGATGCCATAGCGAAAAATATTGCCGATGGTGAGGCCATGGCTGTAAAGCTGGATGCCGATAGGGCAAAGCAAGCCATAGCGGATGCTGACCAGTTGTTAAGGGATAAGCTCGAACTATACGAAGGTCTCGAAGGCTTTGAAGATGAATACCGCAACGCACAGCTTGAGTGGATTGAAAAAATACGAGATGAGGAAATAAAAAGCACTGGGGATATTGAAGCGGCGTGGGCGAAATATTATAAATTCATAAAAAAATCAGAAGAAGAAATTTTTAGAGAAAAAGTTAAGGCTGTATCAGATGGATTCGGGGACCTATCTGATGCATTTTCCGGGATAAGTCAACTGTATGCCAAGGGTTCTGACGATGCAAAAAAGTGGGAAACCGCCTCGGATGCATTAATTTTGGCTCAAAAGGGCGTAGCGGTTGTCAATGCTGTTACAGCGGTATTGGCGTCAGCAGGTGCCCCATGGCCTGCCGGGTTTGTCTCTATGGCTGCAATGGCATCTGCTGTAGGGTCTTTGCTCGGGTCAATAGGGGAATCAATTGGTGGGGGCGGCGGTGGATCGTCATCTTCCGAATCAACCACCCCCGAGGCCACAAATTATTCCGGAACCGTTCTTGGGGATGTCACAGCGTCGAGCGAATCAATCACCAATGTGACCGACCTGCTTGATTCCATCCAC